CTGCCCTTTGCTCATCGCTCTTGCTTTTGCAATAGGCACGCATTTTGGATAATTTTTTCTTTTTTCTCCACCACTTCGTCCACACTTCGGGTATGAGCCATCCGATTTTTTGTTTGCAATATCGACCCAGTTTTCCTTCACCCATGATCTTAAACCTTTTTTGGCCATTAGACCTCTATCATTGTGGTCATGTCCTCTACGACCATACCACCTTCACGCATTTTTTTTCTTTTCTTTTTACCACCAGGTGTGACTTTACCAGAACAAACTGCTGATGCGTACATGTTTGCGTACGCGGAAGGGTAAACTTTGAATTTACGCTTCGCTGCTGCTTTACCTTTAGGACATAGTTTAGCCATATTAAAAACCTCTTTTTGCTAATTTTGGTTTACCTTTTATAAGACCACCTTTTGCTTTTCCACCTCTAATTATATAAGGAGTTTTTAATATATCTCCAATGTAATCAAAAACATCTTTTTTATTTTTTTCTTTTTTCTTTTTAATTCTTTCATTCATGTCTTTTACTTCTGATTCCATTACTATTCTAGATTTTCTTTTCCTTGGATCAGGAAGCATGGTTTTTTTTGATGTTTTTTTTGCCATTATTTTTTTAATCCTTTTAAAGTTTTAGCAAGTCTTGCACGTTGGCCTAACTTACCTGGTTTCTTTGCAGCTGCGTTCAGTTTTTTAGCTGGAATCTTTTTGCCTTTTTTTACACCAAGAGATTTTCTTAATGATCCTGGTTTCTTAATGGCTTTTTGTATCCAGTTTTTATCTGACACAACCTCCACCTCTCATAGCTTTACCCATTCCTCTTTTAGACATAACTCTGCCACCACTTTTCATTTTAGATTTAGGTTTAATTGGTGCAGGAGAATGTTTTGGTTTATTTAATAAATAATAATCATAACTTCCTGGTTTAGGTTTTTTACCAAGTGGTTTTACTTTTTTTCCTTTTTTAACTTTACCACCATCTTTCATATAACCCATTTTATTTCTAACTTGAGTTGGAAGTTTAGCAAGACCTGGATTTTTACTTTTGTCCACAGGTTTTAAAGAACCACCATCTTTTTTCTTGTTAAGTTCTCTAACGATTCTTTTCTTTTCGTCTTTAAGATTTCTTTTACCTTTTTTAGTAAAAGCTTTTTCAGAATCAACTCTACCAAGTTCTTCAAGTCTGTTCATTCTTCTAGTGTTGGCCATATTACTACCTGTTTATCTTTCCAGATTTTTTAGCTTTAGAACCAAACTTACCATAAGAATCATCTCTGCTAGCTTTTAATTGTTTAGCAGTTCTTTTCTTTCTGATTCTCATAGCGATAGATTCATCTTTTCTGTCTTTGTAACCTTGTTTCTTCTTACCAACTTTGCCACCTTTTTTCATAGCGCCTCTGTCCATAAGTTCAGTTGGTACTCTTTTAGATCTCATGTTTTCACCTTGTCCACGTGAATACATCATCTCGCCAGTTCTACCACCCATACCACCACCTTTTCTTTTTACTCTGCCACCCTTTTTCATAGGTTGAGCAACTTGTGTATTAAATCTTCTGTTAGGCATTATTTTTTTCCTCCGTTTTTAAATATCTGTGTACCCTTTATACCAAAAATACTTCCGACGACAAGGATCCACAAAGTCGAAAACCACGTCGGGAGTGCCGCAAAATGCTCGAAGAAAGTTTTTACTTTGTCGAGTGCACCTGGATCGTCGCTGAAGACCCCCCAAGCGAGCACCACTATGGGCGCCGAGAGAATTACGAGAACGAATTCGTCCTTGTAATCGTTTTGACGAGCCTCTAGAAGTTTACCTTGGTAAGCTTCCTCACCTCGTGCTTGTCGTTCTGCATGCAACAGTTGAGCATCAGACATTGCGACTTTCGCCTTTTGCTTGTTTGCATAAATCTTGCTACCAGCAGAGACGGCTAGTTTAATTGCCGACAACCACATACTAGTACCAAGTTGCTTTTACAGGTTTTTTGTCAGGACGCATTCTTCTTGTGCCCTTAACGTCAACAACCTGTGATTCCATAGGGTCAGTCGCTTTGATTTCAACGCCACCAGTTTGGTAGCCGTCTTTTCCAACGCCTAACTCCTTTGTAATTTTAGGTTCTTTAACTTTTTTAATCATAAAGTTTCTCCTTAATATTATTATAGTTAACTTTTCTTAAAATTTCTACCGAAATCGTGAATTTTACTAGCATCTGACATTTGTTGTCGTCTGATACTGTTCTCACCTGATAGAATTGTTTTAGCAATTGACGTTTCAGCTCTTAATTCTGCTAAATCTTCGTTTTGCTCTAGTTTTTCTTGTGTGTTTTGTTGGTTCATCATTGTTTTTAGAGTATCTAGACTAATTCTACCCTCATCATAGGCAGCTCTAGCTTCATTTTGCCTTGCACGAAGGTCAAGTTCTCTAGTTTTTAGTTTAATTAGTGGATCTCCACCAAATTCACTAATAATTTTCTGTTCTTCATCCATATAATCTTTAGTCATCTCTGCAATCAACACAGCTTTTCTAGCATTCATCTTTTGTGTTATCATATTTGCTTGCTGAACAAGTTCTGGGTTGTTAGGATTTTGTTGTAAAGCCATTTGTAGTTGTCTTGCCTGCATTAATTCTTCTCTAAACTCTAATTGAATTTGTTCTTGAGCCATTAAACTTATTCTCTCAAGTATATTTTTCTGTAATGCACCCATAACCATAGGATTATTTTGCACTGTGTTTGATTTCATAAAGTTTAAGTGAGCATCAATGTGTGCTTTGTGATCTTGACCCACAAATGCTTGAAAGGGTTTACCAGCCATCGCTGCAATTTCTTCCATACTTGGATCAAGAGGTTGTGGTTGTTGTGGTGGTGGTAAAATAGAACTAATATTTTTAACACCTAAAGCTTCATACATAGACCTATACGCTTGGTATAGGTTATGTAGTTGAGGATTCGATTGCGCTAATTGAAGTTGTGATTGCGCCATCGAAATTCTTTGTGTTTGAGAAAAAATGTTTGGATCTGCAACTGGTAGAATATCTATTCTATCATCAAAGTCTGCAACCTTAATATTTCTCTGTGCCCCTGGTACATCGTAAGGATATACTGGTGGTAAATATGTTTTAAATACATTTGCTAATAATTTAAATTCTTGTTTTAATCCTACATATAATCTTTTGTGTATCGCTGACATTACCCGCGATCCACGTTCCAATAATGCAACAGTTGTACCGACGGCTGCCTGTTGGTTCATGTCGCCCACTTGCATATCTGCGATGGCCGCGAATCGTTGGCCAGCTGATACTACAATACCCATTAACTGAAGTAATGTTGCATCGGGTCCTTTAAAAGGTAAGGTCATAAACTGATCTTTGATATTGCCTCCTGGAGCGTCGACATCTCTAAACTCACCAGGTTGTAATGGTTGTGCATCATCTCTAATTCTTATGCCTCTAGATTTAAATCCAGCTGGTAAGTTTGCTAAAGTTCCAGCATCAAGAAGTTGTCTTAAAGCTGCAGTTGCAGTTCTAGTTAAACCACCAATCATGTGGATCAAACCAAAGCCATAAAATCCTGTGCCTGGTAAAAATTTAAATTGTACAAAGTAATTAATTTTTTTCATTAACTTGTCACCTTCAGCATAGTTTCTTCTAATAGATAAAATTTTATTATTAGATTCTGCAATCGTTACAATGTATGGAATTTTAATTCCTGTCTCCTCACCGTCAGGTGAGGTGTCTTCATAACCTTCTAAATCTAAATTAACATGCATTTCTAAAAGTGTGTACTGATCTTCTTGACCGTCTTTAGAAATACCTTCTAGTTCTAATTTTTTATCCTCTAATTGATTTTCAGTAATAGGAGGTTGTCCTAAATCTATGTCTCTATAAAATCCTGCAACTTGTTGTTTTCTTAATTCGTTTTCAGAAATTTTAATTACATGAATAACTGCTTCTGCATCATCTAATGAGTTTGCAGAATATGGTACAATCAAATCATCTGCCGGTACAAATTTAGAAACGGCTCTACCTAAAAGCTCGTCATAGTAGACTTTCTTAAAGGTAGAACCGGAGAGGGGTAGATAGAAAAGCATTTGATCAAACTCTGGCTCATACTC